ATAATGAAGCGCTTACATTGACTCGTTGTATCACTTCAGGCGATCCAAGAAAACGAGTCATGTTTGCTGATATTAGTGAAAGGTTTTAATATGAAAAAGTCAATCGCAGCTGTAATTGCTGCTAGTATGTTGATTGCTACTCCGGTCCTTGCACAGAACAATGATCAGAATCAACGTCGTGGTGGCGGCTGTGGTTGGCTCTGTGGAGCTATCATTGGCGGTGTTGTTGTAGGTGCCCTCTCAAACCGCCGCGACAACCGCGATGACAATCGTTACTATCCACCTAATAGCCAGTTTGACGAGCGCTATTGTGTCCGCGAACAAATTGTAGAGTGGCGCTACGGCGAACGTTATATCTACTGGCAAACAACCTGCAACTAAGGAACATATATGAAATATCTTGCAATAGCGCTCATGGCGCTCCTGGCCACACCCACGTACGCGCAGAAGACACAGGTTGGTGTAACATATGACGCTAACATTATCCGTGCATCAGACGGCGATACGGTGGTTGTAGAAGCTCTCTGGATCCCTGCACCGATCAAGAAAGAAATTGCTATCCGTATCTTTGGTGTTGATACCCCTGAAAAGGGTGGGCGCGCACAGTGTCCTGCAGAAAATATCAAGGGACAAGCAGCATCAGCCTTCACTAAGGATCTGATTGCCAAGTCAATCAAGAAGCAATATGTTCTTTATGGTTGGGATAAGTTTGGTGGCCGTGTACTTGGTGACATTGTCCTAGACGGCAAAAGCCTTCGTGCTGAACTTATTGCTAACGGCTTTGCTCGTGAATATTTTGGTGAAGCCAAACAAACCTGGTGTACTGACAGCTACACTTGAGTTTTTTAATGAGACCTATTTACGTATTCTATCATTTCTTTGCAATACCCGGATATGATTGGACATGGGTTTTAGATCAGCAACTAAAAGATATCAGAGACTCTGGTTTATCTGAAGTTGCTAAAGTCAATATGTGTATCACAGGTGAGATTGATCTAAATTATCTTGCCATTAGATATCCATTTGTCAATGTGATCGATCAAAGAAGTATTGATGACCCCAACATCTTTGAAGGCCAAACACTAAGAGCCATTCATCAAGCAGATTTGCCTGATGATGCATACGTTCTCTATATCCATAACAAGGGTGCAACTAGCAATTCCACGTACGTGGCTTCGTGGCGTGAGACTCTTAACTATGAGATGATCACTAAATGGAGACACTGTATTGGTTCACTAGCTATGTATGATGTAGATGTGGTCGGTGTTAGTGATACCCATGTCTTAAGATCTAATAAGGTCATCACAAGCGGTAACTTCTGGTGGGCCCAGGCTAAGTATCTAAAGACTCTTCCAGATCCTATTGACTCAACTAAGTATTTGGACAAACACCATCCTGGTGATTATGACTATAGGTACTGCTTTGAGAGATGGATTACATCTAATAATCCATGGATGTTCTTTTCTTGTGATATGAATGTTGATCCATATATTGAATATTATTTTGTTGAAGACTATATAAAAGGAATAAAAAAATGAATAAAATAGAAGTGATTGATAGTATTGTTTCTGCATGGACTGGTCATCAAAGCTTTGCTATGTGGTTAGTTGAAACTATGAAACCAGATACTATTGTAGAACTTGGTGTAGATTATGGTTATTCTACGTTTTGCTTTGCTGCACCCTCTATCGGCACTGTATATGGTATTGATTGGTTTAATGGTGATTATCAAACAGGTTATCGTAATACATATTCAGATGTTATGAGTAATATTGAACGCGGTGGTTTTAATAATATTGAGATTATCACTGGTAGATTTGAAGAAGTTGCCAAGACATGGGATAAACCTATTGATATTCTACATATTGATGGTTTACATACATATGATAATGTTCGTAGTGACTATGAAACTTGGACACCATTTCTTCGCGACGGTGGTATAGTTTTAATGCATGATACTATCTCGTTTCCAGACGAAGTTGGTAAATTGTATAATAATATTAATTTGCCAAAACTAAATCTTAAGAATTCAGCGGGCCTTGGTATTGTGTGCACTGATACAGATCTTATGGACAAGATCTTTAAAACATTTAAACATTATCTATGAAAATTAAAGTTTTTTCTCATATTGTAGATCTACCTGGTGGTTTTCAGATTACTAATGAGCAAATCCAAATGTTTTTTGATTGTGGATTAATCCATAATGCTGAGTTTTATCTGTGTGTTAACTATGATATAAACAATTATGAATGGTTGATTAAAATTTTCAAAGATATTAATAATGTACATATCATTGATAATAAGGCTTTACCACATGAGTTTGAATGCCCTACTTTAAAAGTTCTTAAAGATACTTGTGATAATGTAGAAGAGCCGTTTGCTGCTCTTTATATCCACCATAAAGGTGTTAGACATCTTAATAATCCAGCTGTTTTAGATTGGAGGAAGTATATGGAATACTTCAATATCGAACAGTGGAGAATTTGTGTCAATAGACTTGAGAATGGTTGGGATACTGTGGGAGTAGACTGGAAACAACAACCAACGCTACACTATTCTGGCAACTTTTGGTGGGCTCGATCTGACTATATTAAAAAGCTTCCAACATGGACAAGACCCATTGATAATGGATTCAATAAACAATTTCTAAAGTTAGATGAATCTTATGCTGACTATAGAATGGAATGTGAATTCTGGCTTGGATTAGAAAATCCTAAAGCTTTTGAAATTTATACAACTCCACATCGTAATCCTTACGTTGAAGGATATCAACGACATTATTATCGCAATTAACTGTGTACAATTAAAGTGAAACGTTGTATATATAGAATATCAGTTGATGACGTAGACTGAAAGGCGGAAAGACCGGGGTTCGATTCCCCGCACCTCCACCATAGATACACTACAGTGTGGACCGAAAGACTGACTTTGTGGGCGCTTCGGCATATTACGCAGTAAAGTTTTATAGTGTATCTATGATGGGGGTGACCAGGATATCGATTTTCGTTGGATAGGAAAGCCGAGACTGATTCGCTGGCCGAGTGAGCCAAAAACGTAAATGCAGCTAACGATAACAGCTCTGTTGAATTTGCCCTAGCGGCTTAATTCAAATGCGCCCGGGAGAGCGTGGAAACAGAATCTCCCAACACACAACACACAAAAGGAAATTAAAATGACTAAGACACCATACGAAGTCCGTCTTGAAGTTCTTAAGATGGCACAAGAACAGGCCAATGCTAAGTTCTATAATCAATGGGAGCAGACCGTACGTAAGGCCGATATGAACGACCGCGCGCCGCTTTTGAGTGAGGTTCCGGCGTTCCCCACCTCAGAAGAAATTCTAGTCGAAGCACAAAAGCTTAAGACTTTTGTAGACACCAACTAAACCCATCACTTTGCTACCAGTTGCACTGTAGATGCTACGGGTTGCTACAGTGCAACTGGTGCGGTGTCATAAATATTAATATGCGGAGGTTGACATCCTCCATTGACTCTTACAAAACTTCAAGTCTTAGATGGCTAGAAAGCGATAGGGTTCGCCTATCACCGACGAAAACACTAATGATTTTGCATTTCCAGTAAGAGGGAAATGGATGATGAAGATACCTTAGTTCGTATCTTCTCATAACAGTGCTGGCAATAAGGGATGAGATGCCCTTGTAGATTAGTCTGTACTAGTCAAAATCATTTGACTTAGAGGTACAAATGAAAATCTTTGAAAAGATCGATGACTTCCCTGTTCTCAGATGGGTGGAAGGTTTCTTGCTTGGTATAATGTCTATTATGCTGCTAGCTGTATTCACAAGCAAAGGACCAGAGATCAAATATATCAAGGTTCCGGAAGTCAAGGTAATCGAAAAACCTGTGATTGTTAATAAGCCTGTATACATGAGTGCACATGACAAGCGTCAAATACAATGTCTTGCAGAAAATGCATATTTTGAAGCAGGTAATCAATCGATAAAAGGCAAAGTTGCCGTAACTAATGTTGTTATGAATCGCGTCAAGGATGAAAGATTTCCTAAGTCGGCGTGTGCTGTTGTCCACCAGAAGTCACGTGGCGTATGCCAGTTCTCCTGGGTGTGTGGAGGCAATAAGCGTATTCGTAATATGGCTATGTTCGCTGAATCAAAGCGTGTTGCCGAAAACGTCTATCTTGGAAATATTCTAGATGTGACAAAAGGCGCAAAATTCTATCATGCCAACTATGTAAACCCCAACTGGGGTATGCAACGTGTTGCCCAAATCGGTGCACACATTTTTTATCGCGGATAAAGGAAATATTATGGTGGACGACGTTATCTTTGAGAAGGCCTTGACTACTGAAAAGTTCATCAAGGACATTGAATCTCTTGTGACTAAGAATAAACTAGATTATTTAGATGCCGTCGTCCACTATTGTGAGACGAATAACATTGAGATCGAGGCCGCAGCCATGATCATCCGTAACAATGTACGGATCAAGTCCAAGCTCCAGACTGAATGTGAGGAACTCAACTTCCTCCCTAAAAGGGCACACCTGCCGATATGAATAACGATATGTATATGAAAATGTTTGAAACATCGCTCAAGCATGTAAGTATGTATGCAGACAGGGCTGATAAGTTAGCCTATGCAATCCAAGGCTTGCTTGAAGGTGGTGATCCGGAGGATGCAGCACAACTGCTTCATGAACTTGGTTATACCGATGAATCCGGTTTTTGGATTGAAGAATGACACCATTCGAAAGCTATAAAACTTTCCTAGCTGTCAAGAGCCACTTCACCACATCATATGACTATATCAAGTACAATGGTAAGGTCAATGCGACTCAATCTTCATTTGAGACTCGCAAGGACAAGTATCAGTACTATAAGCTTTCCAAGCACAAGGAACCGCTGCAGTATCTTGTAGCCAACTTTGTTGATGGAGATCTTAAGTGGGTTGGTGATCTATTCAATGATGACTCTGAGAAGGTGTATGCAGGTTGGTTGAAACGCCAACAATCATTGTCGTATATCTTTGAGCAAGACCTAAATAAACTGTGTACAAAATTTGATGATAATGTTATAGTGAAGAATGGACAACATCCATACCTTCTTAAACAATATCTACGGCGTGAGATAAGTATTGAGACAGTAATCATCCTTAATGATCTTCTTGGTTTCTTTAATCACTGGAACAAGAAGATTGATGATACAGTCCTGTGGCCTATGATATATAAGAAGTGCACGAAATACAAACCATTCTTTCACTATGATATATTCAGGTGCAGGAAGATCTTGAAGGATAAATTTGCATAATGTTTGATAATATTGAAATTCGTCAGCATGAAATTGAAGGCGAATCTAATTGGTATTGGATCAAGGATGACAAAAACTGTTTTGATTCGGTAATCCAACACTGGGAAACTCACCATGCTCATTCATATTTCAAACATATCAAAAATTATGGTACAGTCGTAACTGGTGGTACTAACTGTGGCATGTATGCTCGCTTCTATGCAAAGCGGTTCAAGCATGTCTTTGCCTTTGAACCAGAACCGGTTGCATTTACATGCATGGTAAATAACAATCCATACGATCATGTTATCAAACTTAATGCAGCCATCGGTAATGGCCATGGTATTGTTGGATTGTATCGTGTTCCTCAGGATGAACCTGGATCAGACCAACTTAATATTGGCATGAATGTTCTTCAACCGCCATCAGATCAATTTCAGATTCCAATGATAACAATCGATTCTCTTGGTCTTAATGAGTGTGATCTGATTGCATTAGATGTAGAAGGTTTTGAACAGGCTGCATTAGAAGGTGCAAGACAGACTATCTTAAAGTATAAGCCTGTTATTATTGCAGAACGTTTTAATGAACCACATCAACAAATGTTCATGAAAAACCTTGGTTATGTATATACTGACCAATCTTTTCTGGATTCGATTTATGTTCCTGGTGCTGCATCTCAACAATTTTTTAGCTACAGGACTTAAATGCTATGAACTGTCGTATAAATAGCATGCCAACGAAAATTGGTAACATAACGACAAATACACCGTAACATATCGACATACTAGGAGAAAATATATGTCATTTGCAGACCTAAAGCGTTCCTCGACTTCGTCTTTCGACAAGCTCAAGACGGAACTTGCAAAGCAGAATACCACATACGACCGTACCGGAGATGATAAGCTCTGGAAGTGTGCTACCGATAAGGTAGGCAACGGTTATGCTGTTATTCGCTTCCTCCCCGCACCTAATGGTGAAGACTTTCCATACGTTAAGATCTGGGATCATGGATTCCAAGGTCCTACTGGCTTGTGGTATATTGAGAAGTCTCTGACGACTCTCGGTAAGGACGATCCTGTAGGTGAAATGAATAGCACCCTTTGGAATACCGGTCTTGACTCCGACAAGGAAACTGCACGTAAGCAGAAGCGTCGTCTTGCTTACTACAGTAATATCCTGGTTGTCAAGGATCCGTCTAATCCTGAGAATGAAGGTAAAGTCTTCTTGTACAAGTATGGCAAGAAGATCTTTGACAAGCTGAACGATCTGATGAACCCATCGTTCGAAGACGAGCAGCCTGTAAATCCTTTTGATCTTTGGTCAGGTGCAAACTTTAAGCTTAAGATTCGTAAGGTTGAGGGTTACCCCAACTACGATAAGTCTGAATTCGACTCTCCCGCACCACTGTTCGATGACGACGATAAGCTTGAAGCAGTCTGGAAACAAGAGCATTCCCTCAAGGAGCTCGTGGATCCAAAGCACTTCAAGTCCTATGATGAACTCAAGACCCGTCTCAACAACGTACTCGTTCTCAATGCTCCGGCACAGGTTCGTGGCGTTGCTCTAGATGAGGAAGAATATAAGGCTCCAGCCCCAACCTTCCAAGCTTCAGCTCCGGCTGCGGCTCCCGCTGCTAAGTCGGCGGTCGAGGATGATGACGATGATCTAGCGTTCTTCAGCAAACTTGCTGCCGAAGATTGATTGGGTGGAAGAGGGGGATCGAGAGGTTCCCCTCTTCTTTTATCTGGCCAATGCTTTTTCTGGCGTATTTAAATCCTGGAACCCAAAGCGTCTAAGATAATAATAGACGCTATTTTTGTCTGCAGATGTCGCAGAATTTGGTGTGGCTCCACCATTGATCTTATTAATATTTGATTGTGTTGGCAATCCTGGTACAGGTGATGACTTAGGTGTCTTTGTAACAGCAACTTCAGCATTGGTTTGCACTGCTGCAGCAGTAATTGCCTTAGAGTAGTCTTCTTTATCTCTAGGAACACCTGGCTTAATAATAACTGAACCAAGCATGCCAAACAACTCACCAATCTTTTCAGCACCAAGATTAACCATATTTGATACTGGTTTAGACATAGATCCTAAAATACTAGTTGATCCTTCGTCTGGGGTTGTTCCAGCACCTCCAAAAGTAAAGTGGCCACCGTGAGTACCAGAATAATCATGCGGTTTCCAACCATATTTGTAACCGTTTTTCCGAATCCAAGCATTACTTGCACCGTGAATATCCATTGCAACACCTCTTAAGTGAGGTGAATTAGCAGCAGGCTTATATCCATTTTTTTTCATTTGTTCTTGATACGCAACAGACCTTTTACTACTTGCTACATCCGATGGTTTTACAATACCATTTGAATCTTGCATCATTTTTGCAAAAGCAATAGCACCTTCTTTGCTAAAAGCAATTGGTATACCACGAGCATTGTTTGCTCCGGCAATGCCCCATCCACTCCCGGTTTCCGAATGATTTACCTGGATTATATTTCCGTTATTTCCTGTTGCTTGCGTAGTAGGTTTTAATGAAGAAGAACCAGACATAGGCGTTGTAGATCCACCAGATGCTACCGGCCGCGCAAGGCGTGATGAAGAACTAGTAGAAACAGGAGTAGTTACACCACCAGTTGCAACAGGCATTGGAGTAGAACTTGGTGAAGAAGATGGTTTAGAACTGCCAGTTGCAACTCGCAAAGCCGAGCTTATTGAAGAATTACCAGGTACAGATGTGGTAGAACTACCGGCTGCAACAGGCGTTGAAGTAGAACTAGACATAGGCGTTGTAGATCCACCAGATGCCACCGGTGGAGCGGAACTTGGTGAAGAAGATGGTTTAGAACTGCCAATTATACCTTTGTCTCTAGGAACACCTGGCTTAATAATAACTGAACCAAGCATGCCAAATAATTTACCAACCTTCTCAGCACCAAGATTTACCATACTAGTAGTACTTGTTGTTGCAGGAGGTTCTTTTGTTGTTACAGGTTGTGCATCTTGTGTAGTAGTCGGAGCGTTTATAGGACTGTTTGCTGTTGCAGGAGGTTCTTTTGTTGTTACAGGTTGTGCATTTGGTGCAGAAGCCGGGGCACTAGGCTTACTTTCAGGTGCTGAATCTACGGTTGCAGGATCCGTTGGATTACTATCAAGAAGAAATGTAAATGCACTATTAATAGATGAAACAATATCTGTAATAAACTTACCTGCATTTACAACACCATCAATAACGCTTTTTATTGCTTCTTGTACAGGATCAAGTGTTAATAATGCTAATCCACCAAGTGCAAGTAATCCTGCAGATGAACCACTTACTTTTTCAGCATCAGGTTTAATAACATCTATCTGCGGTTCTTGATTAACTGCTTCAACTTGTGATTCACGTGTTGCTAGTAAATTATCTTTAGCAATAATTTTTTGATTATCAATTCTTTGTTTTAAGATTCCATCAATAGATGCTAATTGATTAATCATAGCAACTAATGGTTTATTGATATTCGTATTGCGGGTGTTTATAAGTGTGCCGCCACCTGATTTAGGTTTTGCTTTTGCTTTAGTTTTTTGTTGTGCGGCTTGGCCTACAATTCCAAATCCAGCAGTAAGATCTATGTTAGCATATTCGCCAAATTGTGGAACGGAATTACTTAAAGCGCGTTGAAGACTTGGTGGAACTGGAGTCTTTGTTTTTTTGTCAACCCATCCATGATTTACATCATAGACAAACTTTTGGCCGTTAATTGAAACCGGTTCAACACGCTTATCAATTTTAGTACGAATTTTTTTTAATACGGGCTCATCAATTACCAGACTATCTAGTAACCTGATAAGACCTTTGTCTGCGGGTTGTTTTGTTTTAGAATCAATCCAACCTTTATTTTCGTCTTTGACAAACTTTTGATCGCCAATTGTTATCGGTGTCATGAAGCCATCCTAAAGTGTGCAAGATACTTGTTCAAGACATTAATGTTTTGGTAGTTTGGATCTATATTACTAATCGATTTTACTGGTCTAGCGCCGCGCGGTGTACCAGCCGGAATAGTAGGAGATGCAATCGTGTCTTTACTCTTTTCATTCCGAATACCAAACGTAATATCATTCTGAACATTCATAGAGTTTGTATTAATCTGTTCTGATACATTAGATCCGGATGGTGTAAAATTGCGTGCAACACCAGGTTTAATAACAGCAGATCCGATCATACCAAATATTTTACCAATTTGCTCGGCGCCAGAATTAATTAAATCCATTGCGCCAGATGAACTTGAGTTGTATGATGAACTATCTGTAACCGCCTTAGAATCTGGAGTTCCGCTATTATTGCCAGAAAATAAACTGCTATTACTTGAAGAAGGAATTGAAGGTCCAGATCCTGCAGCATAAAAGCCTTCAACTTTTGCTAATGCTCGCATAAATCGCACTTTTTCGTCTTTAGTGAAATCGGTGTATTTTTTATTTGGATCAACACCTGCAGCGCTAATAACTTTTGCTGGATGACTAGGATCTTCTGCCCAAGATTCTATTGTTTTCCCAATTGGGCCATTTGAATATTTGCTTTTAAGCAAACCATCCATTGCAACAAAACCGGCTTCACGAGTAGGAAATACTGCAACAGGAGGCCCGTTTGTAGATGGAGATGATCCAACCGCCCCATAAGATTTTGCAAAATCTTGATATTCAATATTACCAGGATTGTTTGTACGCGCTGGTAGAGTTCCTCCGCGTTTTTCTATAGTGCCGTCCGAATACGTAACAGTTGTATATCCAGCACCTCCTTCAACAACACCTGTAATGGTTTTGTTTTGACCATTAGTTGAACTTGTGGTAGGATAGCCAGCAGTTGTGTTTCCTGCCTTTGTTGCATCTTGTCCTATAGATGCTGCTGGCGTTTGTGTTTGTGTATTAGAACTGGCAACCGTTCCAGCTACTTTTGTTGCATCTTGTTCTATAGGCGCTGGCGTTTGTGTATTAGCAGCAGTCGTTCCTGCTACCTTTGCTGCATCTTGTTCTTCAGTTTTAGCTGGAATTGCAGCGGCCGTAGTATCATCTGCGCCCGACTCCTTGAACGCATCGTATATTGAAGTTGCTACATCATATAAATCAAATCCCATATATGCTACACTTGCAAGAATTATTATAATTCCCGGGATAGCTCCAACACCGGTAGCTGTGGCTAATAATCCAGCAACAATTCGTGCAAGATATAGTCCAAGTTTAGCAACAACACCTTTACCCAATTTACGACCAAGAATAGCAAGGAACTTACGCCCACGTCGTGTTGCTAACCAACTTGTACCTTTTTTAGTAGCAGCTTGTATGCCTGCAACAGAAGACGATCCGGCCGCACGTCCTAGTTGTCCTGTTGTTTGTGCGGCGAGTTTAGCTGCCGGTAATTTTTTTGCAATACTTGCAATAGCAATTCCGCCCGCGACCGCAGATAAACCATATCCAGTGGCAGACATCGAACGACTTTCTTTAATTGGTTCACCGTTTTGATCAATTAAAATATTGCCGTTTTCATCTTTTTTATATCCGCCTGTAAATAATAAAGACAATCTATCAATAACATGTGCTGCAATAATACCACGAAGCCCGCCTTTTAGTCGGCCAC